TCTATAAATTCTAAATCTCTTTTCTATAGAAAAATTATCATCAGAATTTTGATCAATTGTATTAACATCAACTCTAGTAATATTATCGTTTCCTTCTAATTGCCATTGTAAGTTATTAAATGTTTTACTTAAAGGTGCATTTTTATTAATATAAAATTTCAATTGAGTTTTATATATATTATCTAAATCTATATTATCGTAATATTGTGAATAAGTTCCTTTACCTTCTACATAGGCTTGAGATAAATCATTTGGATTAGGAGTAAGTATAATAGAACTATTTGAAATAAACATATTAGGGGCGTGTTTAGATAAGTATTCGAAAGTATCACTTCTTTCATTAAATACAATTGTTTCGTTAGGAAAATTTGAATCTCCTTTAACTATACCTAACAATGATATATGCACCCTATCTGTTTCCCTATTAACTTCAGATATAATACCTATGTTATTAAGAGGATTAAATTCATTAATAATTAAAGAATCTGATACTACTTCTCTAAAATAAGAATCCATTCCTTTAAATACAGAAATAGGTTCTTTACCTTGACTAACCCTGTTAAGTTTTTTATTACGTGTATCAAAATAATATATACCCTTATCGGATTGAACTACTGAAAATGGTTGTTTAGATCCTGAAGTTGTAGATATATAACTATGTTTACCTATTATTTCTCCAGTACCAAGAGTTAATGCTGTAGATAATTCATCGTCAATCATCACACGTTCGTTTATAGGTACTAATGCAATAGCTTCGTCTTGTATTGTAAGTATATTATTGTTTAATATTTCAGCTCTATTAATAGGTCCGTAAATAGCATCTAAATCATATAAATTGCCTGGAAGAAAAGTTCTCCATGAGTCTACAACTTCTCCTAATATTTTGGGTTCTGATGCCCAAATACTTGCTGGTAAAAGATTAGTAGCTTTAGAAAAAGTATTAAGTCCTTGTGATTCGTTTATTATATTAGTTTGCTGATAAGCACTATTATAATCATTATTTTCTATAGCTTTAAATGTAAGAGGACTTGTACCTCTTCCTGCATTACTACCTGTACCTACAAATACATTATTTTGACTACCTTTAGAAGCATCATAATCATAAATAGCTCTACTTTCAGATCTATATTCTAAATTATAAGATGATTCTATTGGAATTATTACTCTTACACCGTGACACATACTTTGAGAATTGTCAATTTCTAACAAATTAGTTGCCCCCCAATATACATCCCATGTATGAACTGTTGTATCACCAGACCATACATTAACAATTTTATCATTAAGTTTATATGCGGATATAAATGAAGAACAATCTATATAGGTAGTTAAATTTTGTTTATTATCATAAGTATATCCCCCATATTGACTAGAATATTTATCTCTACAATATTCCGCTAAATATATTTCTCTACCATTAATAGAACCGTTAATGAGCGTTAAGCCTTCTAATGAATTATCAATACTTATAAAATATTTAGAAGTTGTACTATCATATGTTATCCTAGAAGCGTTACCAGAATTACCTCCAAAAATATCTACATCAAAAGAACCTAACGCAGATATAGTTATACTTCCTTTATTAGGATAAATTAATGTGTCAGAAGGAAAATTACCATTTGGTAAAAAAGATGTTTGATTATCATAAGAAGTATATACGGAATCTTGAATGTTAAGTTCTTGTCTATTCGAAATTGCATTAACAGTTGCTGCATTTAATACAGTAGATGTAAGATTAAAACCATCGGTATCATCAATATTATTAAACTCAACTTTTATATTATTTGTAACAATCATATAATCATCAGAACTATAATTAAATAATTTAGAAGTATTATGACCTTCGGGAGTAACAAATGATAAATTATTATTAGTTATACCAGTTAAACTAGTTCCATTACTAAAATCATTAAGAGTTTTTAAATCTGGAGAAATTCCAGAAAAGACCATATAATTTGAACTTTCAGCACTTCCAGTTCTTCCTATTTGACAAGGGCTTAACATTCCGCTTGCAAGAGTTGATATATCAGAAGTTTTTCTTTCAGATCTTACAATAGTAAATCCTGAAATTTCACTTTCAATTTTACTTAAATTTTTAATAGTAAACTGTATTCCCAATGATTCTAATTCAACTTTATCTGAAGTAGTATATTTATAATGCACATCATAATCTCTTGAAGTTATAGCCTCACCATCACCAGGTCTAAATATTTTTCTTTCTCTATTATTTACATCATCTAAATTACCTTTATTACGTTTATCTGGAAATCTATAATCACAAATCCATTTAACAGGATAGGGGGATCCAAATTTATCAAAAAACTTAATACCAAATCTATAAGTTTCTCCTCGTTTATAGCCTTTTAAATATGAAGATATTTTAGCTGATTTAAAATTTCCAGGTTCTCCTGTAAAATCAACAACTTCGTTTTCATGAAATTGAATTTTACCATTAAATACTTCGGGAGCCATTTCAATTCCTGTATTAATAGTACTATTACCTTCTGCAAATCCACTAAGACCTGCCCCTATAAGTTCGTATTCAATATTAGGACCCCATCCACCTTGTCTTCCTGAAACTGGATTATATACTTGTAATGCTTCATCTGAAAAATTAACAGTACCTTCATCATTAAAATTACCTATTAAATTATCTTTTTTAGTAAACCATGAAGGGTTTATACAATCAGAAGTTTCACCGGGCATTGACATTGTTTCATTAACCAAACTATCATATTCAAAAGTACCTATACCTCCATCTGATATATTATTATACACACTTGAAACCCATTTATTAATACTAGCTCCTGTTTCTGCTTTTCTAAATGATAATGCTCTAGTATCAAATTCTAAATCATTAGGTCTTGTTTTAATACCAAAAGCGATAAGTCTATTGTCTTTAACTGCTAAATCATTAACAGATGTTATTTGATTAGATATTGCGTTAATTTCTAAGATATCATTTTCACTACTATTTACACCAGTAAATGTATATTCTAAATTTCCAGTTAAAGGTAATTTAATATTACTATCTGTTAAAACTACTGGTATATTTTCATAACTATAAATAATTCCAACAATATCAATTCGTTCATAATTAGTATCTAAATTTGATAAAATAAGACTTACTGATTTATTACTAATAGTATCTTCATCTTGAAAGGTACCTTCAAAACTACCATCAAAATCATAAGGTGAATTATCACTTAATGGAACTAAACCTGTAACTGGAGAATAATTAGTATAAGAACCTGAAGGTGATTTTAATCTATAAGTAAATTGTATGGATGATGCCGATTTTAATACACCAGTAGAAGATACACGACCTATTTCTATTTGACCAAAAGAAGTACCCGTTTGTAATGATAATTGACCTATAGGTACATTTAAAGAAAAATCATCATATAAATTTAATACCCTAATTGGATTAAAAGCATCAGTCCAATATATAGAACCGTATTTATTAGGAACTTCTATTACAGATCTAACACGTCTTATAGGATAATTTTTAGATAAATTTAATTGTCCGTTATATTTTAAAGTATCATTTGTAAATAAAAGATTTCCTTGACTATCTACATTGGTTATAGTATCTGTAGTTTCATCATATAATGCTAACCATATTTGACCCCAAGTATTTTCACTTGTTGTAAAGATTACAAAATCATCATTAAAATCACCACCACCTGTAATTATAGGACTATGAGGATCTTGTGATGTAATACTTACACTATCACCGGTTTGAAGTGTAAAATCATTAGAAACATTTTCATTATTAAATGTCATGTAAATAGTATTATACTCTGCAGAATATTGTATAATTAATGAATCATCTGCTAATCCTGTTATAATTAATGGATCATTAAGCATTTCTAAATACAAATATTCTAATGGTTTATCAGGTATTAAAACAATAATATTTCCTTGTAAGATACCATTTGAATCTTCAAATAAATATGAAAATATACATAATTCTTGTCTGTTTTGAACAAGTGTAAATGTTTTGGGCATTCTTGGAATACCAAATACTTGTTTATTACCTTTAACTGGAGACACACCATAACTATTACCTTGTTCGGAAGTAATTACTTTACCTTCACGTAATTCAAAATATGTATTCGGTGGCATTTTATGAGGAGCTATGTCCTTATTCATACCACCTTCCCAGGTGTTAACTTGATTAT